TTAGCACTAATCCCAAACCATGCGTGGCATCTTATTGACGTATATGGCATAGTCTACGCATAGCTGCTTCTATTGCTAACGAGTCCTGGATCAATCGCATCAATGCTCCTGTATCATCTCCAGCTAATAACATCAAGATATATTAACGAACTAACCTTAGATAGCTGAGAAAGTAAGGCCTTTATACTCGGACTCCACTCTTATGTCTATACATCTTAGTCTACAGAAGGTTAAATAAATTAGAAAAACTAAAATTGTCGATGTCTCGATATATTGAAAATAGGTGGTACAACAAATTCCGCAAGGTTCCTCCTAATGTGGTGGCTGTGGGATGGCCTGAGTATGTTGTTCCAAGTAATTTTCCTTTAGCTCTGAATACTGATCCTTTTAGACCTTTACCTGCTATTGAACTGCTGAATTAACATCTCGCATTTGATGTATAGTATCGATCTTGTTGTTTATCATATTTTTAATTCTTTATTGGATTCTATTTTATAATGCCTTTATCGTACATACTTTAAAACAAGTTCTTGTCTACAATTAATCTATGGGAGAGGCCGTTAGTTGCATCATATGTCGAAAAATCGGATTAATATGTCTAACAAAATTATTCCATTATTTTTAATTCAGACTATATTTTTTAGGGCGATTTAGCCAAGAAAAACTCAGGGAAATGTTATTTAAACCAGGCTAATGTATAATAAGATATTAGGCCTATTCTGGCACGAATAGTCCAAGAAGGGCAACATATTAGTCGTGGTTTTAATGTACTTCTTGTATTATCTGGTCCTTTAAAGAATACTGCATGATTCTAATCTGTCTTTACAAACATGTCAAACACATTTTTAAATGGTATTTACCCATTATATTATGTCCTGTACTTTCGTTACTTGTACTTGTCAGATTATCCAATATGCTGGAAATACATTTACTTCTCTTTTTAACTGTGTGTTATCTCGAAGCCAGTTCTTTTCATTTCATCTGTGATTTAATCGATTGCATATTCACAAAAATCAGAAAATTATCGGAGAACAGCATCCTAAGGTCGAACTCTTGCTCCTGCTTGTCTTGCAACTGTACTATAAAATTGATTTATTGGACATACCTATGTACAACAATTTTACATTCTGTGTTATCCATCATGACCTTATACAGTTAAAAGATCTTTCTTCTTTACAGTGCAAGTACAGTATTGAGTAAAAATTGAGTATGAAGGAATTTAAGGCAATTAATATCTTATATTTCCAAGATGATAAATATACTCAGGTAAAATTGATCGGTTCCAACCTTTTTATACCATTTAGTTGTACTGTTGTAAAGATATGTGCATACTTTTAGGCATAAATTCTCCTCCTCCAGAAAGATATGGATATTCTTTATCACGATGTACGAGTTAGAAAGGTTATATCTGATAATTCATAACTTCATATGATCACTGTATTTACTCATAAAGTTTTCTTGTGTAACCATTAACAAGTCCATTCACACCTGTATTTATGATGGCTTGTTATTCTCCTTTGAACGCTGCGTGAAGAACTCCAGCATTATTAATATGGTAGTCTGTGGGGAAAAATTCGATTTGTTTAGGACCATAAGCGTAAGCTCTAAATTCTCCATCTTTTGTATAGTCACTATGTATCAAGGCATATTTCAGGCCACAGTTTTCGAGTGATACTTCATGTTGAGATAAATATGTTGGTACATATCCAAAATATGATTTCACTTTCACTAGCAGCTTTCCTAGATAGGTACTTCTTAATGAATCAAAGAAATCTCTCTTTTCAAAGCTCTCAGTCTATCTACTCCTGAAAAAATCCATCACCCTACTTCCAAACCATCTCTTTTGTTTTAATGATATGACTCTGGGACTACATTGTTTGACTTCGTCGAAGTCTCCATTACCTTTCAACATTCTAACTTGCCGCATGGGGCCGATCTATCATATATTTGACGTTATCCAGCATCCAGTCGGACTGATGCATGTCCGTCTTAATCATATTGGAAATTACCTATTTGGTTGATAGTCGTTTATGTATATTGGAATGGTGAGTTGTCTGAATGGAAGAATTGTGCCACGCAAGCAGCAAGGTTATTTGATATATATATAACTTTTATAACAAGTTGCAAATTCTTTCGTCGAGCTATTCTTTCTAATTAGGAATGGCAAGGTATACATTATGTGTAGTCTCTTTATGATTTTATTCTCATTCTGAAGAATGTCCATCCTGGAATTTAGAGTGGGCTGATTTCATAGCATCCTTCTCGCATTGAGTAGACTTCTTTCTATCGAGGGACAACTAAAGGCATACGAAAGGCCCATTGGAAACTTTTGAAGGTGCTTCTCTTATGTTTGAATAGAGACAAAGCGAATTATAAGCTGAATGGATCGTGGATAGAATCTCTGGCAAGTAAAGTTGTTGGATTATGAGTTTAAAACCAATTCCTGTTTGTTGCGAGAAATAGTTCAATTTATTAAGGCTTATAAGAGCAATACACTCCTTGGGATTAATTATTGGATGATACAAAATCTTCTGAATAACGGTTGGATACTAAAAGAACAGGACCTTCAAAAGATGTATTTTTTCTAGACCCTAAGTCAACTACAGCGTTTCTTCCTAGTCCGTTGGTCATAACAAAAGTTTGAGCTTCTCGAATTTGTTCTTGGTATAAGTGGGACACTGATTCATCAATACTTAGAGAAGGAATCTCCTTTTGTCTCATAGCTTGTGAGACTGTCTATATAGA